TTTAATTAACTTAAATGCTTTAGTTAAAGAAAAAGGTCATTCTCCTTCTGGTAGAGCATTACATTTACTTACTGCTGATGAACCAAATGGTTATGGTAAAATGTCTCATCAAACAATTCATTCGATTTTAAAAGGCGAAACAGATGTAAAGTTTTCACAACTGCAAGAACTAGCAAGAATTTTAGAAGTTAAAATAAATCAAATTATTAGTGATAATATTGTCAAAGCAGAAATTATTGAAAAGTTTGATTATGAAAAATGTCACTTTGTACCTAGAAATTATGATGAGCCAATAGAAGTTATTTATTTTTTGAATAATGCGTATTTAAAACCAACACAAAAAGCATTTTTTTGGGGTGCTTACAAAGGTAATCACATTCCTGCATTTTCTTTGATAGACTTCGATCATAAAAATTGGGTTAATGATAAAAATTATAGAGATAGATTAATTAATGTAGATGTATTTGTTCAAAGAAAAGCAAATAATATGTTTTATTATGGTCAAGTTTTAGAATTTAACAAGGATGGCTCTTGCGTATTTCAATGGTGGAAAAGCAAACACATAAACAAAGACGATTTAAAATTTAAAGAACATGGCAAAATGGTATCTTATAAAGATATGTGGGTCAATGAGTTTGCATTAATTAAAGATTGTGAATTTACAGCTATTTATCCACGAATAACTACACACACTCTATTTGACGAAGATTATAAAATCGAACAAATTGCAATATAACTTTACTTTGTCAATATTGTTTGACAATTTCCAAAACTTTCATTAAATAACCTAATATTACATAAGTTGCTCCTTATGTGATGAATAATAACTGGCTAGGTGGCATTTGGTTGAGCAAGTGCCACCATTAAACCAGAGAAAAGGTTGTTGTATGTTTAACCCTTTCAAAATTATTTATAAACTGTTGTTGAGGAAACCGACAACTGTTTTAAAAAAAGTTCAACCTCATACTTATACGAGGTTACAATCTAAGTTGCTTACAGTTCACATGAAGTCTGTTGAGGACAAATGTTAAAGGGTAAACAATTTTGGTATGGAATTGCTTTTGTGACATTGTGGGCAATTATCATGCTGTACTGCTTTTATGGAATTATCATGGAGATCCCTCTCCCTGTTTAATTTTATAAAAAAAATGCTTGGTGTGGATTTCTATTTTCCTCCTTTCGTTTTAAATAAATCTGCACCTTGCATTATCTACATGAACAATAAAAAATTTATAAAAGTCAGTTGGGAAGCTGATGAACATTTAATAGAAATAAATGCCAACAGGTAAATACGAATTACAAGGAAAAAAGTTACCAAGTGTAACAACCATAATTAGTCGGTTTAAAAATGCTACTGGATTAATTATTTGGTCTAACCAATTAGGTTTACAAGGATTAAATTATTTTGATGAATTAAAAAAAGCAGGAGATACTGGAACTGCTCTACATGATTTAGCTGAACTTTATATATTAAAAAAAGAATATGAATTACCAGATGATCCTACTGCCATTCATTGTTTTGAACAATTCATAGAATGGTGGGATAGTTTAGATTGCGAAGTAATTTGGACTGAGAAAAAATTTACAAGCAAAAAATTAAATGTTGGTGGCTGTCCAGATCTTTTAGTTAAGAAGGATGGCAAATATATTTTAGTTGATTTTAAAACTTCTAAAGCAGTCTATTCTGATATGCTTATTCAATTGTCTTGTTATGCTGCACTAATAAAAGAAAATGATGGCATAGAAATAGATAGAGCAGTTATTGTCAGATTTCCTAAAGATGATGATGAAACTGAAATAAAGAAATTTTTTAAAGATGATCTTGCTGTTGGTCTAAAGCAATTTACACTTCTTAGAAAAGCATTCGATTTAGATAAAGACCTTAACAAAATATTAAAAGGAAAAAAATAATGCGAAACGATTACGATGATACAAGTGACGATGAGATTATAGAACAAGGTATTAATCCTATGCCTAAAAATATAGCCACAGCAATTAATAAAATAATGCTTAAATTACAAAAGCCATTAGAACATGATGCTGAAAATAAATTTCAAAAATATAAATACACGAGCATTGATGGTTTTTTAAAACAAGTACATCCTGTTTGTGCTGACGCAGGATTAATTATTGTACCACATGAACAATCAAGTGAGATTAGTCCATCTGGAAAAAACTTAACAGTTGTTTATCAATATATCTTAGTACACAAAGACGGAGATACTTGGGATTTTCCAACAACTAAACATATTGTTGTACCATTTGGTAATGGAACAGCAATGGGTACTGCCCAATCATATGCGTTAAAACAATTTATGCGTTCTCTGTTCCAGTTAAGTACCGGAGAACAAGATGATTTAGATGCGTTAGAGCAACCAAATACTAGCCAGAAGAAAAAGAAACTAGGAGATATATGAGCGAAGAAAAAAAATTAGTTGAAGGATTATATCCAAAAGAAGGCAAAGTTGATTTTGTTAAATGTCAGCTATCAATAAAGAAAGATCAATTTACTAATTGGTATAAAAAGAAATTAGAAAACAAAGATGATGAGTGGATCAACATTGATGTTTTAGTATCGAAACAAGGCAAGTGGTACTGTGTTGAAAATAATTTTAAACCTAAGAGTAATGCAGCAGTAGAAGGTAATGATGCAGAGGATATTCCTTTTTAATGCAAAACATATTAGATTATTTTACTTTAGAACAGGTTGAGACTTTAAAAAAGATTGCTGATAATCCTATCTTTAAAAAGTCTCAGCCAATTAAAATAACAAAAAATACTAAGTTAAAAGATTTACGTTCTGAAATATGTGAACAACATAATATTACTGTTGAAGAATTTATAAGCAGAAGAAAAGATGCAGGTCTTGTAAAAGCAAGAACAGAATTTGTTAAAATAGCAATTAAATTAAAAAATGCAGACTCAAGCAAAATTGCAGATGTGATGAATAAAGATAGACAAATGGTTTGCTATTATCTTCGTAAACCAACGCAAGAAACAATTAAAATTTTGGATAAATACAAAAATGATTGAATTAATTTTAGAAGTTTTACAATTAGTTATTTTAATTTTTATTGCCATTATGATCTGGGGCATTGGAGACAAATTATATAAATGAAAAAACATATAAAAATATTTGATGATTTCTGGTTGCCAGAATTAACAATTGCACAAACTTTTCAATGTGCTGTTTGTAATAGTTGGTATGGAACAGATATTCATCATTTATCAGCCAAGCAATCCGGTGGAAGTAAATGTAAAGATTACATAGAAAATTTAATTTGTTTATGTCGTAGCTGCCACGACAAATGCCACAAAGGTAAAAATTTTAATACAAAAGCCAGGATAATTAATTTGCGAAACATTGCCGACAAATTGGAAAGTGAAGTGGATGGATAATAGTTTTAATAAATACGATCCTCATGCAATTGCTGAAACAAAAATGAAAGCAATTATTAGTTATAGAGAAGCTAAAAGAATGTTTAATCAACTTATAAGAATTAAAGATGAAAAAGAAAAAGCAAGATATTTACATTATCGTTTTTTATCTAATGAAAAACATAGTGTTGAAGATGCAAAAGCTAAAGCAAGAATAGATCCAGAAGTAACAGAAGTTAATAGTAACTTAGAACAAGCTGAGAAACTAATGGATGAAATGTTTGCACATCTTGATCGTATCACAACAAAAATAGAATTAATGGCAGATGCCAATGCGACAGCTAGAGCAGAAATGAAATTAGGTGGATTGCAACCATGATGGTTAAATTATCAAAAAAAGAAATGTCAGAAATAAATCAATTTGCAAGTTTACGTTGGCAATTGTCGAGAGCAGCAGGTGTTGTAAATCAACGTAGAGATAATAAAAGAACTGACGATGATGTAGACAAACTTGGCTACAAAGGAGAATATGTTGTAGCAAAAATATTTAACTTAACATTTAATCCTGGAGTAGCAGGAATAGATGATGGTTATGATTTATGGATAAATGATTTATCTGTTGATGTTAAAACAACATTTTATCCTAGTGGTGTATTATTATTTAAAAGTATTCAGTCATTTAAAGCTGATGTAAGTGTTCTTGTTACTGCAACTAAAAATGAAGATACTTTTAATGTAGTCGGTTTTATTCCTAGAAAAGAGTTTGAAAAAAAATCTAAAGTTTTTAATGGCAATGGTATGGCTGTTCATCAAGAACACTTATACTCAATTGAAAGACTTTGGAAATATACTAAGCAAAAGGAACTATTAAATGTCTAAAAATATAATTAATATTGTGCAATTAGATCAAGGTGGAACTAATCCTAAGTCTGAATTGTTTGAGCAACCATTGTGGGAGTTGCACTTTGAAGATGAAGATAAACGTATTCTTGGCAAAGCTAAGATGGAAGAATATTTATCTAAAGGGTATAATAATACTGTGTACCAATTTAAACGTTGGACAGCTAACACACCATCTGGAACAGAAGTACGTCTTTGGGCAGTTGTTTTTACGGATAATAGCCATGATCTTTGTGTCGCTAATAAATTCTACCAAATGCTTAAAGTTGGACATCAACGAAAAGATGAAGAAAAATACAAGGAAATAGAAGAGAAGCTACATCTTAAACGACTACCAGAAAATACTGCTTTGTTTCATCCAAAAAGTACAACAACACCAGATGAACGCAAAGAACTAGATAATTATAGAAAAAAAATTTTAAATGAAGCCAGAAACGAAGAAGAAAACCAAGATATCGTGAGAGGAGAATACTAATGTCAGCAGAGAGAAAACCACTAGAGCCAGTATATTATCGCAAAGATTTGGCTAATTTGTTCGGAATATCAACTAGGACTTTACAAACGAGATTGAATGAATTATTTATACAGCATCCCAATATTTCTTGTTTATCTCGTTATATAGGTAAAAAGCAGTTTTTTACCTACAATGACATTGAGGAGATTAAACAATTATGCTTACCCTATTCAAAAGAAAAGAAAGCAAGTTCTGGCAAATTAGAGGTACTGTCAGAGTCGGCAGACAAATAATTACAGTTCACAAAGAGTCTACTGGTACGACAAGTAAATCAGAAGCTACTTGGATTTGTGAGAACAGACAAGAAGAAATAAAAAATTCCATTCTATCTACCCACAATATGACATGGGGAGAATGCTTTGATAAAATGTTGGACAATCCTAAACATTGCCCATCATCTAAAAGAATGTCAATATTCAACAGAGTAAGAAAAATGGTTGGCGATTTTGAGTTAAAAGAATTTAACGATGATTTAATATTTAGAAAAGCCTACGAAATGTATCCAGTTTTAAAACAATGGAAGGGTAAAAAACTAAGAGATCTTAGTTATGCAGAACGACAGTTAGCATCAGCAAAAAATAATACGGCAAATACTGGCTTTGTATTACCTATATCAAAAGTGCTGCACTATGGAGCAAAACAAGGTTGGTGTAATGATCCAACGATTGAGAACTTTGAAGTATTAAATGTAAGAGCAAGACAAAAAGAAATATTTAGTTTAGCTGATGTACGAGCAATTGAAGAAAAATGTACTGACGAGCATATTAAATTTTTATTCTTGTTTTTAATTTACGTTGGTTGCCGGATATCAGAAGCTCTGAACATGAGTTGGATAGAAAAAAATCCATTAAACGATAGACCAATGATAGATTTAGAAAAAAATAAATTTAATATTTGGATGTTTAAAACGCAAGAATGGATAACAAAACCAATACATCCTAAGATTAGAAAATACCTGGATAGAATAAATTTTAGAGAAGATAAATTATTTGAATGGAATGATTTGCACGATAGACAAAATAATCCATCTGGAATTCCTACGAGATGGTGGACTATGTGCCAACAAGCAGGAGTTACATATAAAAATCGTCATGCTTGTAGACATACTCACGCAAGTTGGTTAGGACAAAAAAATTCACTACAAGGTTTAATGACTGCTGTTGGTTGGAAGAGTTCTAAAGTGGCACTTGGTTATGTTCATACTAATCAAGATGAAGTAGAAAAAATGATTAATGGATTGCCAGAATAAAATATTTTCTGACCATTTTGTGACCACTCTATAAAAAAAAATTAAAAAATCGCTGATTTCTAGGGTAAATTAGGTATACTTTTTTCTTGATATACTAGGTGTCATAAGGTAGTATTAAAGAAATAATGAGAAATAACAAGAAAAATTGGGAAATTTTTTACAAGGGTAGGAAAGAAAATGCAACTATTTACGACCATTTTCTGACCCACCCTGCTCTCATTACGACCACTTTTAACAATGGAGATAGTATGATGGTTGAAACTATGAACGAAGGTAGAAGTAAATATAAAGTTGATTTATTGAATGAAGTTAATCTTAACAAAAATTTTTTAGAATCTGTTGAGGGTACAGTTTATCTTATGGCTGACCACAGAACAGTAGCAGGTATGAATAAATATGAAAACAAAGTAGCAAAGCTAGAGAACAATGGTTTTACTTCTTTTGATTTTCATTATCAAAATGGTTTTTTTATCGGACATTTTAAAAGAAGGGTGGCTCAATAATGAGCCATCTAACTAGGGAGGGTTAAATGAAAAATATTATTTATGAATGGCAATGTTGCTATACTGATGAGGATACTGTTCATAGCGATTTTTTTAAAACAATAAAAGAATGTGTAGAACAATATAGTATGTGGAATGGTAAAAGATTAACTTTTAAAGATTTATTAGATGATAAAACTATTGAATTTACTTTAACAGTTACAAATCATCATCCAGACGCAGAAGATAACAAAGAGTATGCTTTTGTTAAAAATTATAAATTAGACGAAGTAAATGATATGGGTAGAAAAGTACCACAAAAATATATAAAAGAATTTAACTCAAATATTTAATATCTTTTATAACTCCTTTGGGGATGACTTGGCTACGACCAAATAGATCATCCTCATCGTGAGTATCTTTATCAGCTAATATAACAACAAACTCATCTGTTTCTTTATATAACCAACCAAGAGAGTCCACACTA